CCCCATACGGAAACGGATTTTGTCACAGTCACGCCAGCCGCCCTCGTTAGAATACGAGGTGACTTCTTGGTTGATACCGGGGCGAAACTGTAGCTTTGTAAGTGGCATTATGGCGTGGGCGTCCCCGGCGCATTGAACACATCCATGTTGATTGTGCCGGATGCTGGTACGTTGGTGTTACCGTTGACGGCGTCATATCCAAGCACATAGCTACTTGACGATGCGTCGTCTTTAACTTTTCGAGTTTGCCCCGCCGTAAAAGAAAGGGAGCCTGTGGAGCTATTTCCGTTTGTAGAGCCGGAGGTTGTGGTGATAGTTACAGAGCTATTGTTGGTGAAGTCCACATCATATGTTGTGACAGAAGCTCGACGTTGACTGCTTATTCTTGCATAACTGCTGGTGTTGGGGGTCACCACGTCTCCCGCCTGCGCTTGAAAACTCGTACTAAAAAGAGGGGATGTCGGTGCGCTATTCCATGCCGGACCTTTGAGGTAGGCTTGATATGACCCCGATGCCACACTTCCGATATACGCACTAGAAGTTTCTGCCCCCGCTGAGCTTAAAGCCTGTGGCCCAAAAACAACGCTTCCACTACGAGTAATAGTCCATGTGTGACTTACATTTTCATCAGATCTTCCCGCATTGCCGCCCAGACCTACAATGCCATCGTCTGCTGTGACTGTGTAGCTAGTTGTGCTGCGAACAGTTAAACTGCCGAGTGTTCCAGTAAACGCCGAAGTTGAGGTGACATCTGCCGTGAACTCGCCGATTGTTTGATCTGACGTGCCACTGGTATTAGCTTGCGCTGTCACTTGTTCGCTGGGAACCTCACTTCCCCCGCGATAGTATTCCGACAAACTAATTGGGTTTGATCCGCCGTAAAAAGTTTGTAAATCCGAGAAAGAAATCTCGTTTCCTGCGCCGCCATTAACACCCATCTATGCCCCCTAAGTCGGCGTGCCAAACGCCGTGATGTCGTCTTTGGCAATAACCGCACCATTATCCTGAAGTGCAAAAACAGCAGTGCCGTTGTATTTAAACAACAGATGATCGTCTGAATCCACTTCAATAGTCCAGTTGTTCGTGGTGCCGTTGACCTGAAGGTCAGAAGCAAGTTCCAACTTGCCCGTTCCTTTTGCAGCCAGCTTTAGATTAATATTGGAGTCATCCCCAGTAGCCGATACTTGCGGAGAATTTCCTGTCGCGGCATTAGTGACATCAATTTGATTGACAGCAGATGATGTAGTTTGAAAAATAATTTGCTCATTACCATTTTCATCGCCAATAAAATGAGCGTCATCTACAAGAATATTGTGACTATTTGTGTCCAAATTTCCGCCAAGCTGGGGAGTTTGGTCACCTACAATATCCGGTATGAAGCTGGCTTTTTGCACCGCTGCGCCACTACCTGCGCCATCAGCAAAAATCCATGCCGTTTCACCATCTATAATTGATGCGTCGCCGCCAGAACCTTGTGTGAAAGTCGCGGTTTGCCCAGATGAGTTTTTAACTAAATAGACTTTGTCTTGGTCATTTGGGTCAATGGTGATCGTATTTGTGCCGCTGGGAGATCCACCAAGCACAAGAACCTTAAAGCCACCATTCGAAAGCGCCCCGTCAGTTGTGGTTAAAGTCGTTGTGGTTCCAGTCAATGACAGGGCTAAAACGCCGTTAATAGCGCGGTCGATGATGTCAAAGTTGGTATTGGTTGTTGTACCCCAAGTACCTGCTTGTTCGCCAGATCCGGGCTTCTCTATGCCAAGATTGTCCGTATATGTAGAAGCCATCTAGTTCACCACCTCTGTCCAAGAGTCTGAATTACTGCTGAGATCAACGTCCGTCCAAGTGCCGCCGCTGTGCGTTATTCCTGACCAAACGTCTCCACCTGTAGCATTAAGATCCGTCCAAGTATCACCCGTGTGTGTAAGGTCGGACCATGTTTCAGTAGATTGACCAGTGTCAACGGGAACAAACTTTAACTCCCCTAACGTGGATTGTACCACTAAGATCTTAATATCTGAAGCCCCACTTGCCGTCAGGTTTCCAACAGCCTGTTGTATAAACCGTGCTTCTTGCTCTGAGGTCGCAGTCCGTATGCGGGTTCCTACACTTGTTTGATCGAACAACGCAGAAAGATCGGCGTCCGCAGTCCTAAGTCTTGTTCCTTGTGCCGTTTTGGTAAAATTGAAATCCTGCGTTGATACACCGGCCACTATTTTTGTGCCAGCACCTGTCTGTGTAAAGTTAGACGACACAGCCGATGCGCCAACAAGAATACCGACGCCAACAGACACAGCAGAAGAAGTGCCGCTAAGATCACCAATTCCGCTGAATATCCCAACCCCTGCACTGGCCTGCTCAAACAAACCGGACAGTGTGGCTGAATCTACTAATATGCTCACCCCTACGCTGGTCTGATTGAACAGGGCAGACATCGTGGCTGAATCTACAAGAATGGCTGATCCTATAGATGTCTGGGTAAAGTTCGCCGATTGTGAAGATGCCGCCGTGCGTAAACGAGTTCCTGTAGAAGTTTTTATGAAGTTTGATTGTTGCTCAGAGGCCCCCGATAAAATGCGGAACCCTAATGCTGTCTTTTCAAACGAAGACGAAATCGAAGAAGCTCCAACTAAAATTCCAACCCCAACGGACAGAGCAGAAGACGTTCCGGTTAAATCTGCGTTACCTGCAAATATCCCAAAACCTGTGCTGGTCTGTTCAAACAGGGCAGACACTGTAGCGGAGTCTACTAAGATAGCCGCTGGCGTAGTTGTCTGAATAAAGTTCGCCGACTGTGTTGATGCACCAGTGCGTAAGCGAGTAGCGACTGAAGATTTAGTAAACGCGGACGATTGTGTTGATGCACCAGTGCGTAGGCGGACCCCTATAGAAGTTTCGGTAAAGTTCGCCGACTGTGTTGATGCAGCAGTGCGTAGGCGGACCCCTATAGAAGTTTCAGTAAAGTTGAAATCTTGCGAGGAAGTCCCCGACAGAATAGCAACTGCTGATGATGTCTTCGTGAAATTAGTTGATTGAGCCGAGGTTGCTGTACGTAACCGCGTTCCCGCCGCAGTTTCAGTGAAACTGAAGTCTTGACTAGAGGCACCGGACAACACCCCTACGGCGGATGTTGTTTTTGTAAAGTTTATATCTTGCGATGAAATTCCTGAAAGGACGCCAACAGCATTGGTCGTTTTAGTAAAGCTGGACGTTAGCGTAACATCTCCAACAAGAACCCCCACGCCTACAGACAAGGCAGAAGATGTTCCGGTTAGATCTGCGCCTGTAACAAGTATCCCAGATCCAACACCAGTTTGCTCGAAAGAGGACGACAGTGTGGCCGAATCTGCTCGAACAGCTACCGCCGACGATGTTTCAGTGAAGTTAGCGGATTGAGATGATGAAGCGACCCGTACTCTAGCTCCAGATACCGTTTCAGTGAAGCTGAAGTCTTGACTAGAGATGCCAGAGAGGACGCCAACAGCAGCGGAGGTTTTGGTGAAGTTCGCCGATTGAGAAGAGGCTCCAGACAACACACCAATAGCTGATGCTGTCTCTGTGAAGTTGGCTGACTGCTCCGAAACGCCGACAAGGATGCCAACAGCAGACACAGATTCTGTGAAGTTGGAAGAAACCGTTGATGCGCCGACAAGGATGCCAACGCCCACATTTACCGCAGAAGATGTGCCAGATATTTCTGCAACAGCGGACGCGACATTTATTGACGCGCTTGTTTGAGTAAAGTTTGCAGAAAGACTAGCAACTCCTGTCTTAACAGTACCAGTGGCTGCGACGGGTGCCGCTGCAAAAGGTAGTTCTGAAAATGCAGAAGTTGAAAACAATTTTAAATCCTAGCCTTACATCACGCCGTTACGTCTAAGAAATAATTGCTTGTACCGATAGTACCGCCTAATCGCGCTTCCCAGAACGTCAAATTACCGGGACTAGCGCTTAAAGTTATTGAAGGACTCCGTAGCCAAAACTCAGTGTTGGAGTGACCGTGTGAACTGGTTTCGGTATACAGATAAAAACCGGATGAGGTTCCAAGCGTGTGATCTACCGATAATCCCGTGCCGTACGAACCCGTTCCGCCGCTATCCCTTACCCACTCCCCATAGGCGCTTGCGGAAGTGCCGACATCTCCCCAACTGATACTGCTGTAAGTAAATGTTTCGCCGGAACTATTCGCGTTACTCGTACTCCAGCCGGTGGCATTACTGTCGAAATTGTAAGTTGTTCCGTCTATGGTTACATCGTCGATCTGGAAATCGCCTGTGTAACTAGATCCTGACACGTATTTCACAACAAAATAAACCGTATTTCCTGCATACGCGCTTATGTTAATCGTTTGTTGATTCCATGATGAGTTTTGTCCAGTAATACTTAGAAGACTACTTGAAAAACCAACCGGCTGTCCTTGTGATTGGAACCACACCAAGTTAGGGCCAGCATATGCTCTATAGACTCTCTCCCCCCCTACGTGAATTTCTGTCGGGGTAACAGAACCTATTTTTATATTCGTCATAGGGGTTACAAGTTCAGCAACTCCTATGGCCGCAGTTGCACTTACACCTGTTACTGCGACGATAGTCTCCCCGCCTGTGGCAACGACAGTTCCCAGACTAACTGTGGCGGAGAGAGAAGGTAATAAAGGAGAGTCGGTGGTAGCCGCTACTGTTCCTAGATTAACAGTGGCAGAAACTGCGGTAAGATCAACACGAATCGTAGTGTCAGTATAAGTGTCATCGACAAAACCGAATCCAGTAACCGTGCGGGTATCGTAAAACCCTAATCCGCTTACCCTTGATACCGGCATTTTAGTACGTCTCTATCGCAGCATTGGTTATATAAAACTTTTGAATGTTAGTGTTGGATGCAAATTGTAACTTAATGCCAACGATAACATTTGTTATGTTGTCTTGCCCACTTGTCGGCACGTTAGTCAAGTTGAGCGTAGCGGTGGTAGGGGACGACGCATCGCTTGAAGATATCGTCGTATCCGCGCTCGAATCGTAAAAACGAAATTTATTAGTTTGAGTAGAATCTCTATGATGTGCTTGTAGCCTAATTTTTTCTTGACCGCCACTGCCACCATTAGAATAAGCAGCAGACACTGTAACTCTTAAATTGTCACTTCCAGCATTATAACTTGGGACGGGAAGGTCTAGTGGTATGTACGCATTGCTAGACGCGCCGCCGGTAGTTCCTGACCACTGTGCCACAAGGGCACTCTGACTGTTAGCTACGTCGTTATACAGAAGAACACCATAGCTGTTCCCAGCCGTGTAAGGATCACCTATGAGTGATAAAGGATTGCCATCGTAATCATTGTGCTCTGCGCTCCAGATCATGTACTGAGGAGCATCAGTCGCACCTAAAGCGGTCGCTGTGTTTAATGCGATATTATGGGCCGTAGTTTTATAATTATTTGAATTGCAGGTTAGTTTTTCTAGTGACCCGTATCTAATGGGTAGCAACCCCTCTCTAGCAAGAGTGGGCGTAAACCAAGTGTTGTTGGTACTTACTTCTCTCGTTAAACCAAGATAAGCGGCATCAACAATAGAGCCAGCATCATTCGGTCCATATTCCGAGGTAGCACTAGTTGTAGCAGTAAGACTGGCTAGAGGTGCAATTCCGGGTTTTATTAAACCAGACTGATACACCTCGTTTTGAAGCTCTAGTGGGTCTGTTTGCAGTGCTATAGGTCCACCCGAGCTTGCATCCCGTGTCAAAAAGTAAATGCTATCTTGGAGATAAGTTATGGTTGCTCCAGCTTCTACTAAATTTGAATACAGGACTCTGTTTTTGCCATCATTATCGTCGGAGGACGTACCGTAAAAATTTCCAATATTCAGTGTAACTGTATCACGAAGAGCAGTGGTTTGGAGCTTTGGTTGAATAATTAGGTTTTTGACAGTTTCTACATACGTTTTAGACGTAGTCTGATGATGAAACGTAGCATGATTATATCTCTGCCTTCCAGAACCAAAAAAGCAAGGATACGTAGTTGTGTTGTTACCCGCGCCAACGGTGGTATAATCGTCGGCTGAGTATACTAAAAACCCGCGATCATTAGAACTGGCGCAAGAAAAGAACACATGATCTGTCTGTTCTCCTCTGAGAATCCGATAACCGTCAAAATATATTTCATTGTAATTCCCAGCATTTTGCCTTGATGCGTGACATATAACACAACGCTCTAGGTCAAATTGAGTTTTACAATTATTCGTCCTAGCTATATTAAGATATCTATAGTTGGAACTGTTATGCGCTTCAAAAATACTGTAGCCATCTTGAGCAGTTGTGCTTGTCCACCCTGCGGTTAACTTGACTTTGTTAGTAGTAGCAAACCAGTAGTAATAATCGCTACCTAAATCTATAGGATTAGCGTAGGTATCCTTTAGTCTAAATAGCTCCATACCCGTGCTGCTTGCCGTGTTGTAACCTAATGTTTCATCTAGAACAGGCCATAAGAACGGGGAGAGAAGGGTATACAAGTTCGAGCTATCGCTTGTGTAATAAGCGGCGATCCACAAAGGATGTGCCCAACCGGGAAGGTAAGTCGATATATCACTATTTTGAAAAGCAAAAAGACTGGATTTAGTAGTGGAAATAGTAGCATCAAAGCTACTGTTTCCTGTTATAGGCTGTAGGTGTCCATCAATATCATTATAGGCACCTCCGCTATGATAAACATTCCCCTTACTTTCAAATAAAGTAGCAAATGGCAGACCCTTGAATCTAACCTCGTCACCGTCAGAAAGAGTGGTGCCGTTGATTGTAGTCGTCAAAGTACTTGAACCAGTCTCGCGGAAGTTTAAGAGTGAAAAAGGTGCAGCGTATGAGCCATCTTGAGTGCTGGTATCTGTAGTACCATTACCCTGTGTAGTCGCTTCAAGAAACGGGTCTAACCAATAAGTCGCCATTATCTTTTACTTAGCCATTCTTTATACGCGTCTTCGCAAGCCGCACAAATAGCGCCCATATCCCAAGTAGGTCCGCTGGAGTCAAAACAATTTTCTATGACTACAATTTCTTCTTCTTCACCGTTTTCACCTTTACAAACTATTACCACGGCGGGGAGAGGTTCCGTCGAATATTCATACCCTTGTGGTTTCGGATACATTGCTGATTACCCCGTCACAAAATAAATGGTGTTGGAATCTGGACTGCCGGGAAGGGATGTCACAACAGAAACGTGGTAGTTGTCCACAGTGTCTGCGTTGCCACCACCACCGCCACTTATACCAAGATTGCCAACGGTTGCCTTTTTAAGAACATTACCGTCAGCAACTAAAACATGATCGACCTCTGCGCTACTAGACACAGTTGCAGGATCGTCTGCGTTGTTAGTTCCAAGCAGAGTGCCTGTTGCGTTGGGTAGCGTTAATGTTACATTTCCCACACCTAATAAATCCGCATGGGTTGCAGCTTGTAGGGCGGAGTAATGTGCGTTATTACTTTCGCAATAGAGGCGTAGTTCTGAACGTGAGCCGCCGTTCTTTAAGGCAATCACACCGCCTTCAGTTTCTAGGTGATCACTGCTGTTTAGGAACACAGCCTTTTCGGCAGGCTGCGTACAAAAGATATCGCGTGTGCCGGATGTCCAGTTTACGGCACTGTCACTGTTGCTAGATTGGAGAATCGTTGTACGGGCTAGTGTCGTACCCGAGGCAGTATACGTACCGATGCCTACCTCAAAATCGGTGCCATCGGTGCAGCAATAGTAAGTTGTATTAGAGTTACCTATCTCAGAGAACGATTCAAAACCAGTTACTGCACCCGCAAGGGTATAGGTGCCTGTCCCTGTAGTCGTAGTCGTTTCTTTAACTCTGTCCTTCAGAACAAGTGCCATTTAATATCTCCATCTATTCGATACGGATTATAGCGTTAGCACCATTTGTCCCTACTGCCGGAAACTGAATTGTAAGATCGCCAGCCGAAGCTGAAACGCCAGACCCACCAAAAGCTATAACAGCTATAGCTTTATTACCGTTTGTTGAGTTGTAGATAAGACAGCCCTGTGCCGATGTAGTCACATTTGAAAATGTTCGATCTGGGAAATCCACATACGCACGATTGCCAGTTTGATCTAAAGTAACAGTGGCCGTTCCTAAAGTTTCTCCCCCAGTGGAATAGTTTGTGCCAGACGCTTCGTCACTGTTGTCCGTTATGTTTTGATAGTTCGTTGTGGTCGCGTTATAAGTCCCAGACTCACTGGTCTTTATCAACGCGACCTTTATAGTATCGCTGGCAAGATTGTGACCTTCCTCCAAGAGTTCTTTCTTGAAGCTGTTACACATAGCCGTCGTGATAGCCATCTTACTTCAACTCGATAGTTAGATTTCCTGCATTGATGCGGAAGATGTCTCCGGTGGCGATTGACTTACTTGCATCCAGAGCGCCGATAAACAAGACGTTACCGCCAGACCCCAGCGTGTCAAGACTGGCAGTTTCATGCGTGGCTATGAAGACATGCGTGATCACATCAGTTCCGCCGCCACCAGACGCCGTAAAGTCTATATCGGCAGCATTTGTGCAGGTCTGTTGATTAGCTGTGTCAGCAGTCAACGTCCAGCCGGAAGCCGCAACTTGTTTCCTTCCGTAGCTGGTATAGTCCGCCTCGGTAATAGTTGGCTCCCCAGACTCACCCGTGGAATCGTTAAAGTTAGACACCGCTGTCGCCAGCCCAACGAAAATGTTATCGCCCGGTGAACTAAAAGATGCGGCGTCATTTTTGAAAATATAGCTAAGAAGCCTATTTTCTAAAAAACTGGTTGCTGCATTTGCTGTTGCCATCGTTTCTACTCCTTATGTACGGGGGCGGTCTGGCAAGCCCCTACGGTAAGCGTCTGTGTTCTCCCTTGCCTCTGCGAGATCTTTCAACCTGCCAAGAGCCTCTGAGAACTGTCTATCGTATAGCTCCAACATATCAGGCTCTCCCTTCATGTAAATATACGCCTCATATAGAGATCCGTAAAGAAGGGCCTTCGGGGCGTTGGTGCTTAGCCATGTTGTGCCGCTATCTGCCCCGGCAGTCAATGATGCTGGCCTGTAGAAATAATGAAACTCACAAACATAATTACTGTCCGGTGTAGGGCCTAACAAAAGATTGTCCACATCAAATCTAGCGTAATACAGGGGAGTTCCAGTTGATGTGGAGTTGGTGTGCGCCTCTTGTATGAAGTTGATGTCCTTTGGCAGCAAGAACTGCTTAGAGCTTCCATTTGTTATCGATAAAGAAAACGACGCCAGAAAATCTGTTGGAAGAGATAAAAACGGATCATTTTGAGTTAGCGCACTCGTAGCATTCTTACGAAAATACTCAAGATCGACCATGTAAAAGATGCGATCTTCTGCCGTGCGGATAAACCTAGAGATGTTGTTTACAAACGTCGTCTCTGTGTTTTCAGTGAAATCCTGAATAGCCGTTTTGAGTTCTGCGAAAGTAAACGACATTTGCCCCTCTTATGCTAACGGCGTAACAGGACCGGCGCTTGCTACACCGCCGCCCCCGCTCTTGTTGCCAATGTTTGCCGTATCACTAACAGTGAACGTATAGGTATCAGAATCCACCTTCGTTATCGAATAACCAGACGACGCCTCTACAACGGCCTTGGTTATACCATCGAAATTATCAACACCCCTAAATCTTACGGTATCAGATGTGCTTCTTCCGTGATTCACCTCTTTCACGGTTATGACGCTAGATCCCGATGATCCTGTTGTAAAGGGATCGCTACCCAACAATGATATTGAATCTGGCTCTTCTCTGTCTGGTCTTGACTCCCTCAGTGACTGGGGGTCATCAACCCTGACCCTTCCCAGAAAGTTCTGAGGATGATCAGGGTCAACAACATCAAAGCCAACCTTGAGGCCGGTCTTCACGCCATTCTGATATTCGTCAACAAGCTGATCCAGAGGATATCTGAATCCTGTCCTGTCGCAAAAACCAAATGCGTACTTTCCTCTAGCCGTAGTCATAACCAAACAAAGTTACCTGTAACTTTAGCCAGCCCTGCCAAAACGCTTACCCCTAGTAGCCGCGCCTGCACCGCGAACGGTTCCGCCCTTTGACCTCTTCATGGACCCGCCTTTTTTCATCCCCTTCTTTTTCATGGCCCCGCCTTTAGACATTGCCTTTGACTTCATGGCTCCGCCTTTTTTCATGCCTTTCTTCTTCATCATTCCGCCACCGGCCATTTTGGCCGAGCCGGGACGATTTGGCTTTACGGCGGACATCAGCCTCTGAAGCATGTTCGGCTTCTTTTTCGGCGTAGTCATCGCCTTCTTAGCCGGTGCCTTCTTAGCAGAGCGACTCCTACGAGCCTTCTCCATTGCCGCCTTAGAGCCGTCCTTAGAGGCCTTTACCGTGGCCGCCCTAGTGGGAGACGCTGTGGTCCTCGTCTGCGCCCTCATGCCCCTCGTAGCAGCCCTCTGGGTGCCTTTGTCCTTAGAGCGCAGCATATTCATCTGTGTCTTGGACAGACCGGCATATGGGTTCTTTCCCCTGCCCCCAGCGCCCGCCTTTTCCTTTCCAGTGCCGACACCCGGAATTTTAATGCCTT